CTCGAATTTGGCCCCCTGAGGAGGGGGGGCTGCGCAGTGCACCACCTGTGTTCTAACGAACACATCAATCATTTATCTATTTATTTAGATAAATGTAACCAAAGGAGCTATCCTTGTTCGTTAACAGAGGCCGGGCTCGGAGCAGAACTTTGCCCCCAGCCCTTCAACTCCTCAGTGAAGAGGCGTTGAGAAGGAGAAACTATCCTTCTTTCGTGGATCCGACAGGCCAAAACGCCGCGACGAATACCACGAAGGACTCTGTTAGCGGGACTCAGATTACTGAGTCGGATGGCAATTTTTGGCCTCCTCCTAAGGGGGCCAAATTCGAGGATCGTGGTTCTGAGTTCTTTACTCAGAAGAAAGAGATTCTATACGGGGATAAACTCCCGTTTGTAGAGCTCTTTCCCAAGAACGCTCCGTACGGAGAAAGTGATACGACGCCGACGTCATTCTTGTATCGGCTTCGTTACACTCCCGTCGCGAACTTCTTGGCTTGCTTCGATGACTCGACGTATTTGCAGAGGCCTTTCGTACCGTTTCGCCCCGACTGGCCCGCTGATTTCTCTAGTTCGAGAAGTCAGTTGGAGGCTAAGGGGGCTATTGCGGTTGCGAATTGCGCACCTGGAAATGCGATTGCACAGGCAGCAACGGCTATTGGCGAACTCATGCAGGACGTGCCAAAAGTACCTGGCGCGCACCTGTGGGAGAGCCGTCTCCGAGCTTTGGGGACGGTTGCCCTAGCTGGTGAGTTTCTTAATTACCAGTTCGGGATTCTGCCAACTATCGGTGATATGGGCGACTTTCTTAAAGCCGTCCATAAAGTCGATAGACTGGTCGACCAGTTCATTCGTGATTCTGGTCGGGTAGTTAGACGTAGCTTCCATTTTCCCAAGGAGAGTACTACCACGGAAACGACTATCCCAAATCGCTTCAGTCCTGCGGGGTATTGGTCTTTGACTAATACTCCCAGTCTGAAAGGGATGTGGGGTATGGCGAACCGTGGTAGTGCGATTCCATGGCATAGTACCATACGTCGCAGGACCGTTGAACAGGAGACATGGTTCAGCGGGGCCTTTACCTATCACATGCCGCGTGGATACGACAACCACTCGAAAGGTGATAGACGGAGGCTTATGGCTCAGTTCTTCGGAGCTAAGCCTGATCTTGAGACGTTGTGGAACCTTGCACCATGGAGCTGGGCCGCTGATTGGTTTGTTGATGTAGGCGCTCTTGTTAAGAACCTACAGAACAAGATCAATTACGGCACGGTTATGCCATACGGGTATGTGATGCAGAAAACTGTTGTCACAGACACCTTTATGGCAGGGAAGGTACGGAATTTCCAGTACCCGGGAGCCATTTCGGCTCCCTACCCGCCTGTTCCGGATATCACTCTTCGTGTAACAACGAAGAAACGGATACAGGCTAACCCCTTTGGTTTTGGCGTTACCTGGGATGGCTTGTCACCAACCCAGGCCGCCATAGCCGCGGCTCTAGGCATTACCAGAGTCGTACGGTGACAGGTCCACTGCACACCAACGCAAAGGAGCACGTCGATGTTCACGGAACCTCTTTCCATTACCCCTGGTGCTGGGATTTCCTCTGGCGCTGTAACACTGCCCCGTGTCTTTCAACAGGGTTCTGTGTCGCAGTACCAGGGATCCGGCACCGTGAGTCCTGGAAACGTCCTGAAGGTCTCTGCTTCCCATCAGTACGGGAAGCGGACCCGCAGGGTCCTTCGCTGTGATTACAGCGACAACGCCGCGTCTACCCTGATTACGGGTACAACGTCGCCACGTAGCATTTCAACCTACGTGGTGTTCGACGTCCCGAATGCAGGGCAGTTTTCGGTCGCGGATCAGGCACCCTTGTTCAATGGCCTAAAGGGCCTTTGGTCGGCTGCAACGGATACGGTTCTCCTGAAGCTTCTCGCTGGCGAAAGCTAGCGATTCAGGAGTCCTCACCGATCTCTGATCAGGACGTGAACTTGGCCTAGGACATAACACCTCTATCAGGAGGGTATGTGAAAAGCCTAGTTCTGCTCTGGAATCAGCTCGCTAGAGAACTAGCGGGTAGATGTTGCACCAGCGCCCACCAAGACATAGAATATGTCTCGGGTCGGTACGAACACGAGGGGTTATCGTTTCTCACGATAACCCTCCCAACCTTCGCAAAGGACTTCGAGAGAAGTCTGGAGCTAGGGAAGGTGGACGACACCGCTTTTCTTTCATTTAGGAAAAGCGGGCTGCTCCCGAAATTTCTTTCGGGTTACGCTCGTCTTGTGTTCGACCTTCGTACGGGTGTTCTACTTGAGAATCCAAATCCAGACGCGATCCGCGCCATAAGACAGCTTACGCTTGTCTTCGGCAAGATCCTTCTGGAATGTGAACCGCATCGAGTAGATGCGGCTCATATGGAATTTCTCAAGTGTGAAGAGGAAGTCAGGGAGCTCTTCGGGAAGATATCCTTTACGGATTTTCAACGCGTAAGCTCCCTTCTCTTTAGCTCTATGTTTTCGATCATAGATAAACGTATCTATGACGGGGACATATTGCCGAAGCACGGCCCTGGGGCCACTGCTGATTCTCTTTACGGGAATCAAAAGTACACCCAGAAGACATGGCCGTGTCGCCTTGAGCACTATTTTCCATACGTGGAAATGGTGCTTCCTAACTACTCTTTTTATGAGGAGTTAGACAAGGTGGACTTCCTTGAACCCGGAGCGGAGATTCCCGTTAAGGTGATCGACGTTCCTAAAACGATGAAAACTCCTAGGATTATCGCAGTTGAACCTACTGCCATGCAATATGCGCAGCAGGGGATACTGCGGTTAATCCAAGAAGCCATTAAGGGATCTTACCTTAATGACTTTATCGGTCTTGACGACCAGACGCCTAACCAGCGTATGGCTCGTCGAGGATCTGAAGTTGGAGATCTTGCGACACTCGATTTGAGTGAAGCATCCGATAGAGTTTCATGCGAGTCCGTCGCAAACATGCTTTGGCCCCACCAGCATTTTTATGGTGCGGTTATGGCATGTCGATCGCGGCGTGCACGCCTGCCTAGCGGAGAGGTAATTCCTCTTGCTAAGTTTGCGTCTATGGGTTCGGCTCTCTGCTTTCCCATGGAGGCCATGGTATTTCTCGTGGCCATATTCCTTGGGATAGAGAAGAGTCTAGAACGCCCGTTGACCCTTAAGGATGTAAAATCCTTTAAGGGTCGGGTGCGTGTCTTCGGGGACGATATTATCGTCCCCGTGGATCATGTGCGTTCCGTGATCCAATTCCTTGAGTCCTTTGGACTCAAGGTAAATGGTCGCAAGTCCTTCTGGAATGGCAAATTCCGGGAATCTTGCGGGAAGGAGTATTACGATGGACAGGATATTTCAATTGTCCGTGTCCGTCGTACGCCTCCAACATCACGGAGGAACGAACAAGAGATCATTTCAACTGTCAGTCTCCGAAACCAGCTTCTTCATGCTGGCTACGAAGACACGGTTGATCACCTTGACGGTATACTGCGTAAGTTACTTACGCATTATCCTGTTGTTGGTGAGCGTTCTCCTGTTTTGGGTCGGCTTAGTCTCACAGGTGTACCCACGCCTGTTCGGACCATGAATTCCATCTCTAAGGTTAAGGGATGGATAATTCAATCACCAATCCCAGTTAATGAGATTGATGGTTGGCCGGCCCTGCGTAAGTGTCTTGCCTCCATGGAGGTGAGAGACCCTCTTGCTCCCTTCGGTAATACGAAGTCGAGCGAGTGGGATATGTTCGGGACGTTAGCCACGTCTCCGGACCACTTACGACGTTCTGGACGTCCCCGAGTCGTCAACATCAAACTCGGGATGGGCTCATCTGGATAACTTAACTAGATGATTGTGTGTTTAAGAAGCACACAGGGGGAGGTTACCTAGGGCTACCGGCCTTTACCGGTAGTGGCTTGCTTTGCCGCAGCTCCTTCGACATAGAAGGACACGCGGTCAGCAAGCTACCCTCGGACCAACACTCCGGGAGGTGCACTGGGG